TGAATATCTCAAATTTAATAGCTGGTCTATTTTTTTTTGCCCTTCGCAAGTACGAAAGGTCATTGTATCAGTATCAAATACCCAATCCGGTAAAAGCCAATCTTCTATATCAAAATGGCAACTTACTGCAATAAATTGTTTATTTGTTTTCCTTATTGCCTTTTGCATAGCAAATGAACCTATTTGTGCTACGTTTCTATCAACAACACTTGTAAATTCATCAAATACAAATAATTGTCTATCAGATAAAATAGCATTGGCTAAATCAACTCGCATCTTTTGCCCATTACTTAATGCTGAATATGGTTTAAGCCAAGAAGGAGGACTTGAAAAGCCAACAGAATTAAAAGCTGAACTTATTTCCTCAACCGATTTATTTTGAGGCATATCATCCAAAATACTTTCGGCTTTATATTCAAAATTGGTTATATATGAATCTGGGAATAATTCTTTTGCTATTGTTGTTTTACCTGTACCAGATTTGCCAACAATTAAACCAATTTGCCAATTTTCTGGTAGGTCAATATTACCTTGAAAATTTTCAATAATATGTTCAGATGGTAAGTCAAACTTACCAACTACTGATGCAACTCTAAAACTTTTTTTAGGTTTGCTTTCTCTTACAATGTTAAAAGTCGGCATTCGTATCCTTCTCCTATAAATTTATTGTATGTAATTTCTTGCTCTTTTTCATCTTTACAAATAACTTCTATTCTAAACTCTGATTTAATTTTATCAGATAAATCATCTGGTTCTTCTGACTCTAAATTTTCAAACCCCGGAATATCCAATCCCCATTCCTCTAACTTTTCCGCCTCCCAATTATTTGCTAAATCATTCCAATCCCATTCTCCGAAACCTACGTTGTCTTTAATAATAAATTCCTTTTGTTGCTCTTCTGTTAGTTCACTTGCCTTAATGATTGGTATTTCTTTAAGTCCTGCTTCTTTACAAGCCTTTAAACGCATATTACCACCAAGGACAATCATATCTTCATTTACAACAATCGGTCTTAACTCAAGCATTTTAGGGAACTCTTTGATGCTTTTAACCAACTTCTCAAACTTATCATCCTTAATTATCCTCGGATTGTTTGGATTGGCTTTTACTTTACTTATTGAAATAAACTCTGCTTTCATTCGTATTCGTTTAGGAAGATAGTATAGTCGTTATTGTCGTGGTATTTTTTTGTTTCCCTTGACCATAAGTAATCACACTTACTTAATCCTTCATCCTTCATTTTTCTGTAAGGGGTATCTTGTCCTACATCGTGTCCTATGTGTTCAGACCTTAAATCGTGCAAGTAATAGTTTATGTGACCGGTCATCTTTAAACGGAAAGCATAGTCGGAATCTTGCATTCCATAAGGGTCATAAGCCTCGTTAAAATATCCAATCTTTTCTATTGCTGCCATCGGTATTAAGACATTCCCGAAAGAAGCATCTTGTGGGTGTATTTGTATTCCGTTAATTGTTTGTGAGGGATTGATTCCTTCTACGCAATGTATTCCGCACATCCCTGTATTGGGGATATTTAAAGCCGCTTCTACCATTCTTAAAAGCCAATTATCTGGCATTAAAATATCGTTAGCCATTGTTACTATGGCATCAAAGGCTTTGCTTCTTGAGATTCCATAATTCAAGGCTCGTGATATTCCTTTCATTCCTACTTGAGTAAAAGAAAAATCATACCCTGCATTAGAGAAGTTTCTGTTCTTTACTTGTTCTGTAAAGGTGTGCCTTTCGTAATCTAAAAAAATAATATTAACGAGCATTTAATCCTATTTCTTTTACAGGAACTCCTGCGTATTTATGAAAAGGTTTTAGAATAGATTTCTTACCTACAAAAGCAGAAGCACCAATCATACAACCTTCAGGTATTCTTAATTTCTGATGTATAACTGCGTTTAGTCCTATGTTACAATTCCTTTCGATTATTGAATGCCCACCTATCATAGCACCACAACTTAAAGTAACTCCTTCTGCTAAAATAGCATCGTGCCCTACGTGACTTTTTTTAAGCAACAAACAATTCTGCCCTATAATAGTCCTTTTGTCTGTACCCGAATCCACAGTAACCAATCCTGTTAATCTTGCTCCGCTCATAATTAAAACCTTGCCTGTGTGATGTTCATAACCTTTCCATTCTGCACTTGCTCCAATAATACAATACTCCCCAATGTAAGCACCGGGTTCTATTATTACTCCGGGATAGATTATTGCGGTAGGATGAATAAACATTAATTACTGACCTTTAAGAATTTAATATCATTTACCTTGCCCACGATAATTTCGTTCCTTTCGATTATGTTTATTAATTCCCTTATTAGCCTTTCCTTTTCTTCTCTTTCCGAAAGATATCTTTCCAATAGTTCCTGATTTAGCCATAACTCAACTACCATTCATTGATTGATATAATTGTTTTCTTTTCTCGTTTACTTTAAATAAACTAAAGTTTGCAACTGCCCATTCAAATAGTTCCAAACCCTTTTCCTGTCTATAAATAGCATCTTCGGTAACTTTTTTAATCTCCCTATACCAATCCCCTTGTTGATTAACTTGAATCATTGGCGAGTTTAAATAAGGTTCAACGTGGCTACCGATAACAGGAATCTTCTTTGAAGCAGCCTCTAAAAGTTTTAGATTGGATTTCATTGCATTAAACTTCGTGGCTCTTAACGGAACAATAGAACAATCCGCATCATTGTAAAAGTTCATATACTCGGTTACAGGAAGGAATCTTCTTGTGTCTCCTAATTTTAAACCACAAGTAAAGTTTGATATCATCCGATGCCAAATTGCAGCCGAACCTTCTCCAGAATCATCAAAGCCACAAAGTTGGAAATGAATCTTACTTCTTAAAACAGAATCGGAAGCTACTTTCTTAAAAGGGAATTGAACCAACTTAATATCTTCTTCGTGTGTTATTGAGCCTGTATAAACGAACTTAACTTTATCAGAGTATTCTCTTACATCTGTGAATTGGTCATTACCATACGGAAGTGCGTTTGGTAAAATAGCGACATTTGAGTTTATAGGTCTAATCTCATTCCATAACTTTTCGTTAGTGCAAGTAACTAAATCCGCTTCTCTAATGTGGTTAATGATTTCTTGCGTTGGATAAACACTTTCTAAAATGTGTGACCTATCTAATATCCAATAGTCATCTATATCGCAAATCATTTTAAAGCCGTACTTGTTTCTCTTTTCTAAAAGAGTTTCAAGAGGAACACCGGGAATAAACCTATTGAACAGAACGATATCAAAGTTTTCTTCTAATATTTCATCCGTTAAAGTATCAGTAAAGAAAGCATAAGTTTTCTCTAAATAGTAAATCGGTAGCATTAATCGGTGGTATCCAACTCCGCTTCCTTGTGTTGTTAAAACAAGTATTCTCATTTTTTAGGTCTGCCTCTTTTTTTCTTTACTTCTTCGATTGTGTTTTGGATAACCTCTGTTTGCACTTTCTGTTGTGCAACTTCAATATTATTTTGCGGTTGTGCATTTTCATAGAGTACGATTAATCTTTTTAGCATATCGAATACACATTCTCCGCACCAATAGGTTAGATGAAATTGTGCATCTAAATAATCCCGGTACATTCTTTCGTATTCTCCAAGAACATCAAAGGGAATGTTACGAGTAAATCCGAGTTTTACTGATTCAAAGTTTATAATGTGTTGCTTACAGTAATCAAGGTCTTTTTGATTCATACAAATTATTTAAAAAGTTTTTAAAGAATGGCGATACTACTCCTGCTCCGAACATACAAACAACCGCATCAGTTACAACTTGCGGAAGCAAGAAAAGAAAAAGAGCAATCCAAGCGGTTAAACATAGGGTGCAGTTAAAAGGTTTGAAATCTAATTTCCATTTAAACGGAAAACCATTTTGAGTAATAAAGTAAAATGAAAAAAAGTTAGCTGCTAAAATAATTTCAATCAAGTTCATTGTTTCTGATTTTATATTTTAAAAGTGTCTTTGCCTTACGAATTGTTTTTAGTAAAGAGCGGTAAGGAATCTTTGTTTCTCTTGAAATTGCTAAAAGGTTTTTATTGTGTGAGTAGAGTTTTAAAAGTTCCGCTTCGTACCAATGCAAAACTTCCATTCCTTGTTCGAGTTTAATAACCAGAGATTCATCATAATCTTCCTTTGGCGATTCATATGTTACAGGGATTTCTTGGTACACCTGTCTAAACTTTCGATAGAAGTTGCTTCGGTCTGACTTCGCCATATTGAGAATAGTCCGAACAATAAAGTATTTCAAATACCCTTGCTCGTACATCATAAAAAGTTTATCCGTATCCATCTCACAAAGGACAAGGAAAACCTCTTGCTTCAGTTCATCTTGGAGTTCTACCGGTTGCATTTTACCGATAGCCTCGTTGATATCTGGCGAGTTGTAAAGTTCCGTTATGATGTTTTCTCGATGCAGAAAATAGCGTTTTTCGTTCCCAATATAGTATACTTATTCTTATTCTTATACTTATACTTCTTCTTCTTCTTTATATTATACCCTACCGTATAGGGTATACTATACCTATTAGATAGCTATTATATAGCTTTTTAACTATACCATAACTCCTTGTAAACCAATAAGTTAGGGAATTAGTAAAAAAAGTTACTTGTTTTTGTACTATGTATTGAAAAAGTATATAACTTTACTATATTAAATCAAACAAAACCCACAAAATGACAACAACAAACCTTGCTCAATTTGGCAAAAGAGAATTATTAATAGCTTCAAAAATACTTGAAGCCTATTCAAATGGAAAATATAAATGCCCTTATTTTGAAGAAAGTGGTGTTCAAATAATGATGAACAGAAATAGTGGAAATGTATTTTTAACAAATGAAGAATATCAAGTATTAATGTTAAATGGAAATAAACTTGAAGGCTTTTATTCTTCACCCTATTCTGGGCACGAAGGATTTATAGATGAACTTATCAAAGATTGGGATAATTCTTGGCACCAAGAAGATAATGAATGGTTGTTTATGTTAGCTGAAGATTTTGGAATTACTTTTGAATTACCAGTAGAATTATTATTGTTAAATACTTCAAAATAAAACTATGAAACCACAAACAAAACTTGCAATCGTTTTACTTTTAGTAATGTATTTTATTGGACTTTTACAAGATATTAATTCACTTTAAAATACAAGTAATATGAAAACGAACCAACTTTTTATTAACAGAGAAACATTATCAAAACTAAAAACTGATAATATTTTAACAGGAGAAGAAAAGTCAAAAAAAGAAATTATTTTAAAACTTTTAAACTCTGAATATTCAAATAACTTTATAGCAAAAGCTACTAATACCAATATAGCTTATGTATATAAACTTAACAAACAAAACAAAACAAAATGAGAATTAGAATCAACACAACCGCCGAAGCCGCAGATTATTTGTTATCTGAAAACAAATTAATCTTCGCACAATTTCATTCCGCTACCGACAAAGGAATTGCCCTTGATGTTTATTTCCCACCTTCCGCAAATTCCGAAACTATTGCAATGGCTTTCTTTTTAGCAGGTCAATCCTACACAATGAAACAAGTAAAAAAAATCTTCAGCAATGAAAACAGTTTATCCCACCAACCCCTGTAAAGATTTTAACGAGTGGATAAAATATATCTACTCGCTACTTCAAAGTCCGTCTCGTTGAGGACATTAATCTGAAACGAAAAGGGGGGTAGTAATCTGGGTTTTGGTCAAAATGCCCCCCTACTTTTTAAAACTACTACTATGAATCTCAAAGACAAAATAATCCACTATCTTGTTTACGGAACACTTTGTATGATAGTTTATATTTCAGTATGTATATTTTTCGAAGTACATTCACTCTATAAAAAACTTAAACAATGGAACTAACCAAACCAAACGAAGCCTTACAAGTTGCTTCTACACTTCAGACATTCGTTACTGAACGAAAACTAACCGCCAACATTCAAGGAAAAAACTATCCTTTAGTTGAGGCTTGGCAATTTGCCGGTAGTCAATTAGGACTTATCCCTGTGGTTAGGGAAGTAAAGAATCTTTCTACTGATTCAGAATTAAAGTACGAAGCAATGGTTGAGGTTATTCGCCTTACGGATTCGGTTGTACTTTCAAGAGGCTACGCGGTTTGTTCAAATAAAGAAAATTCAAAGAGAAGATTCGATGAATACGCAATCGCATCAATGGCTCAAACAAGAGCAGTAGGAAAAGCCTACCGTAACATTCTGGCTTGGCTTATGAAAGCCGCAGGTTTTGAGGCTACCCCTGCCGAAGAGATGGATTTTATTAAAGATGAAGTTGGAGACAATAAAAGAGATGAACTACTTGCTTTATTAGAAACTTCCTCTTACGAAGGAAAGGTTCGGGATAAATTGTATATTCGTATTACAGGCATTTTAACTAGTGATGATTACGATAGAGCATTTAAAGATTTAGCCTCTAATCAAGTATTTGATGCCATACCGAACCCAAGTCAAAAAGACATTAACAACCACCTCAAAAAAACTATAAAATGAATTTAGTTACTCAAACCGATTTAAGCCTATTTGAGACGTCTAAAACCGAAAGACAAGAGTTTGCTCAATCGGTAATAAATAACGCAAAGGAAGGTCTCCTAAACCCTTTAAAGTTACATTTACAAGTTAAGTGTTTAGAGGACTTGATTAAGCAGATAACTTCTAATCCAAGTTACCGAGAACTAACCTTGGATGAAGCCTATAAATACGGGAAGACCTTTGAGCATTACAACGCAAAATTTGAGATAAAAGAAATGGGAGTTAAGTATGATTATTCAGTTTGCCAAGATGCGGTCTACAATAATCTAAAAAACAAATTGGTAGTTTTAGAAGATGAAATAAAGGCAAGAGAAAAGTTTTTAAAAACAATTCCAAGTCAAGGTTTAGAAACTTTGATTGAAGATGAAGTAGTAACCTTATACCCACCGAACAAAACATCTACAACTACAATATCTGTAAACTTAAAATAATGACCAGAACCGAAGTTATCACACTAACAGTATTTAATCCCGAAACAGAAATGTACGAGGATATTTCAGCAAAAGTTGAATTTACTTTGTATGTTGGTAGGATAGAACCTTTCGAGGCTGATGAATACGATTGGAATATTTTATGGATAGAAGGTTCTGATTGGGTTGATGAACAAATCGTGGATAAAGCAATAGAAACAGATTTTGATATTAAGAGTATCTTTTACTAAACCCCTGTTATATGAAAGCAAAAACACCTTCGAACATTCAGAAAGAAGGCAATTCGTACAGAGTACGAGTTCAATCCAATGGAGTAAGAGTAAGTAAAAACTTTACTTCGCTCCGTAAGGCTTTGCAATTTAGAAAGCAGTTGCAAGGTTAATGGGTTAGCCGGTTGGTGTAATTGGTAACACCTTTACTTTGTAAGGATATGGAAGTTCGAATCTTCCACCGGCTCCGAATCAAAATTTAAAACTATGAATCTAAAAGTTTACAGAGAGGTCACACTTGACCGCAAGTATTATTCTGTCTATCACAATGTTGATGGAGAATACGAAAGCCTTATTAAAGTTTTTTTGTTCGATTTGGCAAATGAAGATGAAGTATATCAAACAGTAATTAAATTCGCCAAACATTTAGAACAAGAAGGACTACCAGACAAAAAAGAATTAATTTACGAAACAATCTAAACACAATGGAAAAACAACCCAAAATCTACTGCGGGAGCGGTAAAAAAAAATCAGACACTTGGTTACAAGCCTCTATTAACTTGGACAAAATTAAAGAACATATCCAAGAATATAAGGGTAGCCGATTCATTAAAGTAAACATAAACGTAAAGGCAGAACCAGACCAATACGGCAAAGATGTTAGTATCTCGATTGATACTTGGAAGCCAGAGGAATCTGAATTTAGGCATAAGCTAGACCCAAAGTTTACACACGATAACACTCCACCAAATGACCTTCCGTTCTAATGGCTAAACTAATTCCCCTTCCCAAATTACTTAAGAAGGCTCAAGACAAATTCAACGCTCATATCCGGGAGCGAGACAAAGAACTTGGTTGTATAAGTTGCGGAGCAGAAGTACAACAAGCAGGGCATTACTTTTCACAAGGACAGCACTCTGCTTTAAGATTTGCTTTACCCCACGATGTTGGATATTTTAACACCAACGGACAATGTATTCGCTGCAATATGTACCTATCTGGTAACTTAATTAAATACAGGCAAGGACTTGTTAAAAGGTATGGCGAAGAATTTGTTTTGAGATTGGAACAAGAAGCCGAACAGAAAACAAAGAAATGGTCAAGGAGTGAATTAGAAATAATAATCGAAACCTACAAATGAAGCACTCTAATTCTTTTTACTACGATTTAGATTTCGGGGAGAAAGCCGAAGATTGGGTAAAAGAAATATTCTCTGATGGCACAAAGGTTGAAGTCAAGTTTGACCGAATGGCTCACTTAACAGGAAATTTATTTGTTGAAGTTTACTCAAGAGGAAAAGCATCGGGAATATCTACCACTCAAGCAAACTACTGGATATTTTTAGTTAAAGAAAAATCCTACTCTCTTATTGTTAATACGGAAAAATTAAAAGAACTTTGTCGCATCGTTCACCAAATAGATGGCTTTGTTAAAGGTGGCGATAACAATACTAGCGATGGAGTTTTAATACCAATCAAACTAATACTATGAACAACCACGAACAAGCAACACAACTAATTGAAATGATTTGTGAGGAATACGGAATCACAATGAAAGATTTAAAGAAAAAGAAATCTGGCTTTCCCAATAGGTCAGTATCAAGAAAAGGCAAAGATGTTAGCCTAGCTTCAATAAGACAAGCACTTTCCTATTTTATCTTTATGCACTTCCCATTAAGAATAAAAGAAGTAGCCTCAATGGTTGGCTATTCTGACCACTCCCCATTATCTAGCCAACGCAAAACAATTGAATACTACATTAAAACAAAGGACTTTTATTTTTATCCTTACTATGAAAAAGTAAAAGAATATGCTAAACAAATTAATATCAATACTGATGTTAAAAGGTTAATTTTACACGAAGTACCCTTTGTAAGATACGAGAGCGATATTGATTTTTTAAGCAATTTAAAATACTATGAAAATGCCAAAACGATTCGTTGATACAGATATCTGGGAGAAAGAATGGTTTATGTCTTGCACTCCAACAGAGAAGTGTTTGGTTAAATATGTTAGGGATAAATGCGATTTAGCTGGAATCTGGAAGCCTAACTTTACTTTAGCAACTTATGTAATCGGAAGCAAAGTAGATGAAGAAATGCTTTTAAATATAGATAACGGAAATCAGTTTGAGAGGTTATCAGATGGTAAAATATTATGCATTGACTTTGTAAAGTTTCAATACGGAACAGAGTTAAATCCATCAAGTCCTATTCATAGAAAAGTTATAGATTTGCTTTCCAAGTACGATGTAGATTATCAAACCAAAGAAGTACAAGGTAAAGGATTTAATAAGCCAACGGAAGAACAAGTTAAGGAAGAAATGTTAAATAAGTGGGATGAAAAAACCGCCTCGTATCAAGCCAAACGATTTATTGATTACTACGAAAGTGTTGGATGGTTTGTAGGTAAAAACAAAATGAAATCTTGGAGGCACTCGGTTAGCGGATGGATAGCACGAACAAAAATAGAGCCTTCAAAGGAATCAATCAAACAAAAACTTTCTATCTTAGGAAACAAAAAATTATCTGAACTATGAACAATCCCGCATTTGAGTATTTAAGACAATTCAAAAAAGTATCCGATGAATCGGAAGAACTTGTAATGAAGGTTGTAAAAAAGCGATACCCAGAAATATCTTTGAACGAACTTGTCAATATCTTTGAGCAAGGTATTACTGGAGATTTTGGTAAAGTGTATTCAGCAGACCCCGAAACACTTTTAGATTGGGTTCGTACTTACACGAATAGAAAAGGCAATCAACGCTCCTATTACGAAACTCCGATACTTACTCCAGATGTTACAATATATGACCAACGATATCCAGAGAAACAAGAGGATTGGAATAAGGAAGTAAACAAAGGCTATACCGCTTATTTGAATGGAGTATCTACAAAAGAAATGCACCCACATATTTACGATAGATTAATGGTGGATGGCAAAATACAAATGAATGCCTATCTTAAATACTACCAAGATAAAGTAGATGAAGCGAAGCAAATGATTCTAAATGATTACTTCCAGGAGCAAAAGAAAAAAGGTTTTAGTTATATTTATTTTATAAAGAACGAAAAATGACTTGGAAAGATTTATCAGCTAAAGACCGGCTTGATGTATTCAATGAGATAGTCAATAACTCTTTTGTAGAGTTAAGTTTAACCTATGCCAGAGAGTACGAAAAGAATCCTCGCAACTTTATTAATTGTTATGTAAAGCACAAAGGAGTCAGAATGTGTTGCAATTGGATTGTTTACACCTATAAATACATAGGTGCGTTTGATGAATGTTTGTTATTAGGGAAGGACTTTACCGAATGGGCAAATAGGCAAAACGTAAAAGATGACCAGAAGAAACCACTTGCTGAACTTATGTTAGTAATATATTCAATATTAAAGAAATGAAAAGATATATTTCTTTTTCTGGCGGTGTTGAATCAACTACAATGTGTTTATTATATGGAAAAGGGGCATCAGCTATTTGGGTAGATACTGGAGCAGAACATAAAGAAATGTATGAGCGAATTGATTACACAGAGCAAAAACTAAAAGAGTATCATAAAGGAGATTTTGAATTAATAAAGTTAAAAGCGGAAGCCAAATATAAAGGCGAGTATTATGATAGTTTAGAAGATTATATTATTGCCATTAAGTTTATGCCTTCCCAACAAAGAAGATTCTGTACCATTGAATTTAAAATTAAGCCAATAGACAATTTTCTAAAAGATGATTGTGAATTGTTAATCGGGTTTAATTATGATGAACAAGGGAGAACAGGAAATTTGGAACAAAAGACCAATATTAAATATAGATACCCTTTAATTGAAGATGGATTAACCAGAGATGATTGCGAAGATATTTTAAAGGCAAATAACTTGCACCCCAAGTTTCCTGTTTATATGTTAAGGGGTGGGTGCAGAATGTGTTTCTTTAAATCAGAAAAAGAGTACAGAGCAATGTATCACTTAAATAGAGATGAATTTGAAGAAGTAATGAAATTCGAAGAAACGATACAAGACCAAAGGCAAAAGTTCTATTCAATTATGGGGAATGGGAAAAGCCTTCGCCAATTATCCGAAGAATGTAAAAATGAATTATTTGAAACTAAAACTTTATATGATGACTATAAAAAAGAAGGAAAATCTTGTGGAGCATTTTGCCGAAGATAAAGAAAAACAACCTGCAAAAAAGCAAACTAATATTTATTTAAACCCAGAAAGTTTCTATAACTTGTTTATAGGGAAAGAAAATTGGAAAGATATTTATTTTAAAAAAACTATTGTATCAAGGAAATCATTTTAAAAACAAATAATATGACAGCAGTAGAATGGTTGGAAGAAGAATTAAAAAAACATAAATTATTAATAACTCCATTTACAAAAGGTGTTAATTCATTATTTGAACAAGCCAAAGCAATGGAGAAAAAGCAGATAATAAATGCACATTTAGAGGGCTGGTCAGATGCTTATGATTATTTACAAGACAATGGAAGTAAACCTGCAAGACAAGCAGAAGAATACTACAACGAAACCTATAAATAATTATTTTAATTCTACCAATCGAAAACCCATCTGCCACAAGAACCGAGCAGTTTTAGAAGATTCATTTCTGACTTTTGTTTCTGACCAATCTGGATGCTTTAAATGAAAATGTTCGTGAAGTAAATACAACAAATACCGATACCCTCGTAACCTTTCATCAATTTCCATTTTGTTTTCATCGGTATAGGCTATTCCGTAGGCTTGTTCTTTACCTAACTTTCTATGAACTACTTGGTGTATCTTCTTCTCCATAAAAATTAGCGGTATAGATTTCTTTAATTCCGATATGTATAACATATAAAGCCATTAGCTTAATCTGTTTGTAAATCTCTTTTTCCTCTTCATCCATCATTCCATAATCAAATTCACTCAAAGCATTGAGAGCATTAGTACACGCAGCGATATCTTCGTGAGGCGTTAGATTAATTGGTAATTCAACTGTCTCTTCCATTAGTAATCTGTTTTAATACGAGGAATCCCTTTCCTTCGAGAAAATTCAATAATGTCTTTTTCTATCTCTGCTCTTGATTGCTTTCGGTATTTATCACAAAGCGGTTCGAGTATCTGAAGCCTCTCCACCGGTGTTAATACTTTCACTAATTCTTGAATCTGCTTCTTGATAATCGGGAAATCTTTGTGTGTCATATAAGTTTTGAATTTTTTGTAAATATACTAAACCATCTAATAATTCTTCTTTAAAATGTTGCAACCATTCATCAAAAGATAGGTCTGTTCTATCCATCGAAGTTCCGTACTTACGAAGTCCTCGTTGTTCTCTGTTCTCAAACTCCGAAATAAGTTGGTCAAGTAGTTTACTCATTTTACATATTTAGAATGATATCTTCCGCATTCTTGGCATTTATATTCATCTCTTTTATTGCCAGAAGCTAAAACTCTTGTTCTCTGTTTATGAACTTTTGAACTACCACACTCCGGGCAAGTGCTTTTTATTCCATTAGTTAAAACTCCAAAATGTGTTCTAATAGCATCGTGAGCCTTTAGTTTCTGATGCACCTTTTCAAGAATCAGAACATCTTGCATACAATAGCGAATCATTTTCTTCATTGCAGTTTCGCAATTCTTTAAAACGATATCCTTCCAAAGAGAATAATCGGTTTTAATCTTTGCCCCTACCCCTAAAAACTTGGCTATGTAATCAAGTTTATTGGAGTTAAACTTAAACTTATTCTTTGATATCTTGTAGGTATCAATAGTTGTGTAAGTTGGGAACATATCAATATTGTGGAAAAGACACCTTGTGCGAATCCAAGGTAGGTCGAACATATCTGAGTTATGCCCTACAAGTTCGTGAGCGTCATTAGCGACCTTGATAAACTCTTTTAGTAAAGTTTTATCGCATTGGTTTTTATCCCATCTTAAAAAGTGAACTTTCTTTTCGCCTTCCCACTTGTAACAGATGCAAATGATTGCTCGTTCTTTGACTATGTTTTCTGTTCCTATGTTCAGCTTGTAACCGGCTTCCCAAAACATTCCGATATTGGGAGAAACTTCGATGTCGAAGTATAATCGTTTTCGCATATAGGTAGGTAGATTGGTTTCGTTATTTTACCAACTCAAAGTGCATCGCATCATAATTCTTTATTTTTCCGTAGTTCTCAAATCCGTATTTCTCAAAGATTCCAAGCATTGGTTCGTATTCTGGTTTTGAAAATTGACTACTTACCCAATTTGCTTTTAATCCGTTTCTTGCCGGGTCAAGGTCTATGGCTATGCCCCAAGAATGTCGGCTCCATTTTGTTTTAGAACCTCGCATTGTTCTTACGTTCACACAACCCCCAAAAATATCTATGCCTAATCTTTGAAGTTCAGAAAGTCCGTAATGTGTTAGTAAGTCATTAAATACTGAAAGGAAACGATGCTCCGCAAGTTCGTGGCATTGCATTTTATGTACTTGAGATTTTAAATCCCAAGCTATCCGCATCGGGTACGGAAGTTGAATTATCGTAAAGTTGTCGGGGTTGCCTGGTTGCCCGAAGGCTTTGATTATTTGAGCATCGGTGAGAAATGCCATAAGATAAGTTTCTTTATAGGTTTGTAGAGTAAACGAACACAGATTGCAATTAGAAGCAATACGAGCCAATTTAAGCGGCTTTTAGCCTTTGCCTTATATTCTTCTACCTTTTCGGTTTGGATGGCTAATTTCGCCTCTAATAGCCTTATACGAGCATTATCAACAACTACCTTTTGGATAGTGTCTGTTATCCTAATGGTTTTTACTAATGTTTTAGTAAAGGAAAGCCTTAAAGTATCGGTCTTGAGAATGTTCCGAATAATGTCATTCTTTTCGTAAATAGTATCGTAAGTTATTAAAGTGTCGCTTTTGGATTGAATTATAGTATCGTTTGCACAATACCCCGAATTAATTACGTATTCAGCAACCTTATCCAATTTTTCTTTATCTCGTAAAACCTGTTTAACAGGATTACAACTTAAAAGAAAAATACTAATTAGAAGATATTTCATCGGAAAAGAAGTTTGATATAAACTTTCCGAGAACCGCAATAACCATAATAATAGTACCTACTTTGGGTTCGCCATTCAAAATAACAATACTTGCTCCGAATGTACCGGCAGCAGCAAGAGAATCTCCAAACATTCTGATTCGCTTTGGAGTAGGTTTGAAATACTCCTTTAACCCGAACTTCATTCTCTGTCTTGTTTATTTTGTAATTGAATGGATAAAGCATTTAGTTGATTAGCGATAGTATCCAACTTTCTTGATATCTGGTCATCTTGTTTTTCTACTACCGATACACGAATCTCTAATTCTTTGAGTTTAAGAGATACCTTTACATAAATACTTATTAAGCCTATTAAAATGGCTATTGCTTGTCCTACGAGAAATAAAACTAAATCGGTCATTTTGAATCTATGAGCGTAAATAATGCCGGGTAAAATTCATCGGTTTCAATACTCTCCAAATGCTCTAACTTTAAATCCGCTCCCCATAGTTCGGAAACATTTATTTCCTTTTCTGCGGTTAGCAAATCTTGAAGTTCTTTGTTAAAGTCGGAAACCTTATCGGAAGGAATTTCAATCATCCCATCCTTTTCATCTCCCCACTTTTTCCAAAGTTCTTGCTTTGCCTCTTCGTAAAGTTTAACCTCTTCGCTAACTACTTTGTTTAGTCGCTGAAGGTAAACCTTTGTCTTTAGAGACATTTTCTGTTTAAGCATTCCTTGAGTAATAACTTCTGCTTCTTGCCCTTGTTTGGTTACTCCGTTAAGTTCGTAATAGAGAGATAGTACTTCGTGCAGTTTTAAATTCATATAGGTTTTATTTTAAATAGATTATTGATTACTATTTTCACTCCAAGGCAAAGGTAGGTTTACTATGGGTGGGTTTTTCAAGTTTTCGATTTGAGTTTCGATGTTTGTTTGCATAGCATCAACATCTAAACCAACCTCTAACCAACCGATAACATCTGCCTCTGTTAAATCGGGATAAGCCGTAAAGTCGCTTTGAGAAGGTTCTCCACAAGAATACGTTCCGTAAGTTTCTGCTTGATAATCGCCATCAATACCTTTGTAGCGATAGTGTACTGTTTTTACAACATCTATTAACCCTTCGCTTTGCGGAGCGGTGTCAAGTTGTGAAATTGTCCAAGAAAATTGTGTCATTTTATTTTGTTTTTAGTTTATAAACATCCTGTTTGTAAAGCATCTGAAATTACTACCCAGTTAGAGCCATCTGATTGTATCATTACTGAACTATAATCACAATATCCTTGTAGTACATAAGTGGCTGAACCATTAATAGTTTGTGATGAATTACCATCTATTGTAACCCCATAAGTAGACCCACCACCAAACTGATAAATTACATATATCCTTCCACTACAAGTGGTTGCATCGGGAAGATTTGCTGTTCTATTTGCACCTGTACAATCAAAGCCTACTGTATAATCCGTAGCGTCTAAAGTATAAGTAGCTGATTTTGTTACTAATGGCAAACGTAATGAGCCTGCAACGTGCAATTTACTATTAGCAGTAGTTGTATTTATAGCTACATCTCCCCCACTTGTTATTCTCATTCGCTCGGTATCGTTGGTAGAAATTGCAATGGTATTAGTTGTTGGATAGAATAACCCATTACCTTGAGCTGATGTTCCTAATTCAATAGATGGCGCACCTGCTGAACCTGCATTTTGGGTTCTTATTACTCCATTAACATCTAATAATCGTGTCGGGTTCGTACTACCAATCCCTACATTGCCCCCACTTGTTATTCTCATTCGCTCGGTGTTGTTAGTCAACATTATTAAGGGGTGATTACTTACTACCCCAAATTGTACTATTGAACCATCACTTGCATTCCAAAAAGAATTTACACCTACTGAAGTTTCTTTGTTATAAATAATAGAAGGGCCTGAATTTGCAACTACTAATTTTCCTTCTGTCGGGGAAGTTGTACCTATACCTACGTTGCCAGAAGGGTTAATAGTTAATCTATCTGTTCCTGAAGTCAATGGGTTTCCGTCTTTTGCATTTGATTGTCTGATAGAAAAATCTCCAAAAACATTTGCATTTGATACTAAAACCCAATTTCTATTAGCAGCATCTGCTCTTGTATCATAAATAAAATATTGCCCATCTGTTATGCTAACACTTCCCCCTGCCGTTACACTACTTGAGAATGTAGCTGCTCCTGTTGTTGCATCTAATATCAAATTATTAACACCAGCAGTTTGATTAAATATATAAAAATTATTATTAGATAATCCTCTTAATCCTAAAAACCAATTATTTGTTGTTGATGTATTAAAGTCTATTGTCGCACCATTTGTGTTTGCGTTTCTTTGTATAATTACAGAAGAACTTGAAGAACTTGAAAATTTTCCATCGCCATTAACTTGCAATTTTTGACCACCATCTGTTGTAGTTCCTACAAGTAAATTTCCAGTAGATGCCAAGGTCATAGCTTGTGTAAAGGATATGGCATTACCTGCTGTGCCTGAAGAAGATATTAACCATTTGTGAACTCCATCTTGTTGACGATACCCAGTTGCATAATTACTTGATGCATAAATAAAATTACTATTATAATATGCATTTGAAAATAATGCTATATCTCCACCACCTGCTCCCCAAATTGAATTTCCTAATGCGCCAACTTCAATAGCTTTTCCAAATCCAAAACTTGTTGTCCACGCAGAAGGGGTTACTCCTAGTCCTAAATTACCAGAGGCATCTAAACGCATACGTTCTGTATAACCAACACCTCTAAATATTAAACTTGAGCCACTAACTGGAGATGATAAATAAACATTGTTATCGGTGAACATAAATAATACGTTCGCTGGATTTCCACTTGCATCTTTTATTTGAAACTCCTTGTTATTTGCCATTTGAACTAACCCACCAAAATATGCACTACTCGTTATATTACTTGTTCCCGCAACATCTAACTTATATGCTGGGGAAGAAGTACCAATTCCAAGATTACCAGAGGCATCTAAACGCATACGCTCTGAACTTGCAATTTGAAAAGCAATAGCACCTGCACTTGGATTATCTAAAGCAACAAAACCCGAACCTGTTGAGATTCTTAATGTTTGTGCTACTCCATCTGTGAAATTTGCAAGAACACCTGCTACACCTGTATTTAGGCTTAACTTATAGGAAGGACTACTTGTTCCAATCCCAACATTACCCGTAGAGGATATGCGGAGTCGCTCTGAAGAAGCAGTACCAAATGCAAGTGTATTATCAGCAGGTCTATAAATAAAAGCATCTGTTGATGTAGGAGCAGAAGTATTCGCTCCAAGTTTTATAGCATCAGTAGTAGTTAAAAATCCACGAATAAGACCTGCACCATTTACATCTAACATAGCAGCAGGACTTGCAATATTTATTCCTACATTACTACCATTATCAAAGATTTGACTATTACCTATTGCACTTGAACTTGTAAACTTGGGGATATAGTTGGTAGTACCACTTCCGGAAACACCACCTAATCCAGCCAATGTATAGTTAGGAATGTTTAATGTATTAGAAACTAAAGTAGCTGCACCACTTGAACCGGTAGTGGTTAAGCTCGTAATTCTATTCGTATACGCCGTATCCCAGTTTGTTTGAGAAGCGGTTGTCGGTAAAGAATAACCACTCGCAAAAGATAAGGTTAAAGTACCCGAAGAAGTTACTGGAGAGTTAGTTACCGAAAATCCAGTAGGAGCAGAAAGACCAACCGAAGTTACTGTACCGGTATTCGCATCGGTATCATTTACCCACGTTGTTCCGTTATATTTTAAAACTTGTCCGTTAGAAGGAGAAGTAATTGTTACATCACTTAATTGAGTCAAAGAATAATCTCCTTCCGTTGCTACAACCGCTCCGGTTCTTCCGAATACGGAAGTTACGGCATCGGTATTATCGTCAGTCCAAGAAGCAGTTACAGTACCAGAATCTTGTTGCGTTAAAGTAAGTGTCTTTGTTGTTGTTCCTGTTACCGCAGCACTCACAATCATATTGTCGTAAGCACTATTCCAATTTGTAGAATTATCCGTTAAGTAAGATATCGTTCCGCCTGTACTTTTTACAATACCTGTACCACTTAAAACCGCTTGATATTGAGGAATATTTAATGTATTTCCTACGAGAGTAGCCGCTCCAGAAACTCCTGTTGTTGTTAAAGTTAAAGCACCTTGCCCACCGATATCACTTAAAACCTCTGCCCCTGTTCTGTAAGTAACAACATTAGAAGCGTTTAAAGTCAAGAACTTATCGGGGTCGGTAGGAGTATTCGCAACACTCGTTAAAGTCAAATTATTACTAAAGGTCTTTGCTCCACTTATTGTTTGAGTAGTTCCAATAGTTACAAAGCCATCAGCGATATCAGTTTCTATGATAGTCGCTAACGCAGTTACAGTACATTTATACGAATACCCCGAAGAAGGGTCTCCCACTAATATTAAATCACTTAACGCAGGGGTTCTACTTTGGAGTTCCGATATTTTCCGATTAGCCATTGTCTTATTTTAAATAAATAGAATTATGCAGGGAATGTGTATGTGGATGGAACTTGGCAACGATTTGCAATATAAGGAAGTTCAATAGAGATATCCGCTCTTACACCTGCAAGTAAATCCGGAGTATCTTCCGTAAAGAAAGTCAAAGTAGCACTTAAACCTTCATCAAAATCAAAGTTATTGTACCTTAATTGAGCAATAATATCTTGGCAGATTTCTAATTGGTCACTCAAAACCTCGGTCTCGTTAGTGTCCTCTGGTAGCATCCTATCAAAGAAATATAAAGAAAAATTTAAAGTAACATTCCTTTCGCCTACATTACCACCTGTTAAATCAAAGAACAACGAAGGATAAATATTCTCCGTTCCCCTTGATAGGTAATCCGACAAGTCACCGAAGTAAACGCTTTTTATCTGCTTGTGAGCATTTCCGAGGCTTGTTATCTGTGCTACTATCTGATTGAGCGTTAGTGCCATTTTCTTGTTTTTGTAAGTAAAGCCGCAGCTTTTTTTGATTTTTAAGAGAATAGGTTTTATTCGCCACAACAACGATTTATATTACCTTGATATTTTTCTTCAAAACTCTTGCCTCTACAACAATCGGAATCATCCAACCAAATCGAAGTAGTATAGGCTTGTCTTTCGGGAACCATCGTATCGTAAGTAGAACCCGGATTGTTATATTCGGGGAAAGTATTAAAGCCGCTTCTATCAATTAAATACTTAACTAATCTTTGTTTGTAGAACTCGGCTCTTGCTCTATATCTATCCGCTACATCAATAATCTCCGCAGCCGAAGGATTCTCTTGCCCTTCTCCAGATTTACGAACCATCCCCTTATTATAGAATTGATAACTCAATCCCATTGGAAGTTCACTCATTACATAATAAACCAAAGTCGGTGTTATGTAAGTATCTAAAAGGCTCGTTTCAATTTGTGTCAGATTGTTATTAGCAACCCCATCTTGCAACCTTTCGTATAATGCCGTTCCAAGTGCCGGAAGGATATACATATCTTGAGCGGTTAAGATTTCTGGATTAACCAACTTCTCATCCACATTGTTATGAAGTCCGGTTCTGTCTTTAATAGTATCTACTGAAATAAAAAGTATGTTCCTGCTCATTTCTTATTTTTTAACTACAACTTTTGAAACCCATCTATGTCTGCAAGAAGGAGAATGAATACCATTTGGCATTGTCCACCAACCGCCACCTCTATCGAATACTGAATATCCTAATCTACGAGAAAGCGTTTCTATTTCCGTTCTTGACCAAAACTTATCTAATCCCATTACTCGTTGGCAAAAAGGTCTTGATGGGTGTGCATTAGAATCTCTTTCCCCATAAGATACTTCTGGCTTCCACTCGTAAGCATATCGAATCAAAAAAGTTCTTTTAATAGGCTTATCAATAATCTCACTCAAAGGCTTTAATAAAGTAGGTAAACCTGTTTTAGCATTTATCTTTAAATACTCTAACTCTATTAATTTATTAATCCTTTCTTGAATAACAACTACATCTTCTTTTAATGCTTTCGCGATATCCTCTGCAACTATATTTTTATTAGTAGCAATAACACTCAAGATTTTTTTATCTAATGTATCATCCACTACTTCAGCGAACATTTGCATTTCTTCATCCGCACTAAATACTTGTCTTGTTGCTAATACAGAAAAGTTTTCAGCCTTTTCTCCGTATTCATCAAACATTGAAATAACGGAATCAACATCACTAAATCTCTGCTCGTAAGTTTCATCTCCTAACCAAGTGTTAATAGCTTCATCATCTAATCCGTAGCCACTTTTAAGCATTTGGATTGCTTGGTCTCTTGTTATCTCGCCTTTGTTGTATTTACGAATTATTCTTTGGAAGTTCTGCCACTCCCGACCTTTCATCCCTTTTAGATGCTCATTAATTAAACCTTGTTGAGTAGGCTCAACAGGAGTTTGATATTTAGTCATATCAACACCTATCTTCTCAAGTATCCACTCTTTAGGAGCAAATTGAGAAATAATACCTTCGCTAAACTCAAAGTTAATCGGCTCTACCGGCTTAATATAAATTTCAGTAGTAACTCCGTTTATTTCAGCCAACGAATTAAAGATACCTTCTAAATATTGCTGCTTATCGTTTACATAAGTATTCTTAAATACTTCGTAGCCATCACGAATCTCGGAACGAGTACCTAAAGAACCCTCAACCAAAATACCAAACAAAGAAGGAGTGGTTATCTGATGCCCTGCAAAAATATTCTGTTGAATCATTGTATCTACCCTACCGAAATCCTCTTTAGTTAAATCACTCGCCCCTAAATCATCAACCGCAGGTTTCTTGGCTATATCTTGAACGAAAGAAAGAATAAACTTCTTACCATCCGAACCACTAAATCTTTCGGTAAATCTTCTTTCAATGTTTCTCTTTTCATCCGGTGTTGGTTCCCCGTTAGGTAATGTAATAAGTTTACTTGCAGAAAACCCTGTTTGAGCATTACCCAAAACGTGCTTCGAAACCTCAACATCACTTTCGATATAATTTAACGCACCTATATAACCCGGTAAAGCATAGGTATCTAAACCCGGTCTGTATTCCTTAATGTAAAGAATCTGCTTACCTTCTCTTAAATCTTTATTGTAACCTAACACAACTTCTGCTTCGGCTTTTCTATCGTTCCAATCTTTAATCCAATATTGAGTATTGTCTTTATTAGAACGAACCTTTGTGTAGTCAATATGGCTAATAGAAGCGATTTGACCGCCTATCTTACTCCAAACAATCTCCATATAAGCACCACCGAAAACCTCAATATCAATTGAAACTTTGCGTGTAACATCATTTAGAGATTCGTAAGGATTGGCATTCTTAATGAACTCTTCGGCTTTAACATCTTCCTCTTTTGTTGCCCATCCGTTACCGGTAATATAATTTACCTTACCTTTTACAATAGCGTTATGTTTCGCACTCTTATTGTAAAGGCTTAAAAGGTAATTGGGATAATCGTTCTTATCTCCGAACTCAATATATCCCACCCCTTTCTTTTCCCGATATTCGGGTTGCTTTGCTTCCGCAAATGTTAATATCACTAAATTATCCATCATCGTACTATAAATGTGTTATTTGGTTGGTGTTTCGTATATGTAAAAGAAGTAGATTCATTAAGCCTCATTATACCAGTTTCTACTAATCCGGTAGCATTGGCAGGGTTGGTATTCGTTGTAGAAGTTTGCTCGTAGATTTGATATTCCCACTCTCCAGAATCTTGCGTTCCGAAATAAGTATTTGTAACTATCGAAAATTGATTAAATCTATCCTTAAAACTAGAAGTATCGGCTGCATTTAGAATCACAAATTTGACCTCTATATTGCTTCCCCTATGCGTAAAAACGAATAAATAATTAGGTGCTGATAAGGTCTGCTTCTCCTTTAAAGTAAGGATAATCTGACTTGTCGAACCCTTTGTTAAATATATCATACTACTAAATAGATAAATGTTGGATTTTTACAATAAAGAAAAAGCCACCCCCAAAGGGATGGCTAATCTACCTACCTATAACGAACCACGAAAGCTTTATGCGGTAAGACCTGCGATAATACCACTTGCAACCTCTGGAGCAAGTTGTTTTTCGCCACCTGTGAAAGTTAGTGTATAACCATTACGGTCTCCTTGAGCAGTTCCCGTAGCAGCAGTTCCACCAGTTACATCTAATCCAGAAACGCGACCTAACAACCAATATTTATCGTTAGCATCTTGTACTACTGCCATCAGAGTAGCTTGAGCGAGAAGCAATATCTCATTGCGAGTATTTGCTTGGAGTTTGTTTAGAACAACAGAAAGTTCTTGAGCATAAAACACAGTTCCGTTCTCTACAGAAGCGGTAACTGTTTCAGTCAAAGAACCTGTGTTCTTAACTAACTCATATTTGTAGAATACTTTATTCGCTGCTTTAGTAATAGCAGAAACGATACCAGAAGCCTCTGTAACCGCAGTTACGTTTGCGTGATTGATTAACCACACGGCTTTGATACCGCCTAAACTATCTTTGCAATCGAGTGTGTACCCTTGAGTTAAAGCACAAGGCATTTTATTAAGTTTTAAAAGTTAATGGTGGGTAACCCTTAAAGCTACCCACCTTTTAATTAGATAATGAAAGAAGCAATCTCATCCAAGAAGGCTACGTTCACACCCATCTTGAACTCGCTTACGAAACGAACTTGGTCAGCCTCTTTGGCATAGAAAAGTTCGAAACGCTCTTCCTCATTCAGAAGGTCTGTACCGAGGAACATATTGCTCAAACGGATAGCATAAATCTTATTTGTTCCGTTCAAACCTGGAGTAGCTACAACTTTGATTGGAGTACCGGGTAAGAAGAACTCACTATCAGCCTTACCATCGAAAGCATAGTTGAACATATTAGCGTTCTTCAATGCAATTGTGTAAGTACGGAATACATCTTGACCGCACCAGATAGTCATATCATCTTTTGCAACAACAGTTGCAGGGATTGCTTTGTAAAGAGCATCAAAGATGGCTACTACGTTAGCAGTTGTGATTGCAGTTGCAGTACCACCATAATAAGTTGCGTTGTTAGCTTCTACGGCAGAACTACCAACCAAAGTTACTAAACCTTGGAACTTATTCAAGTTTACGTTAGCACTTCCAGTTGAACCTTGCCAGATAGCAGTTTCAAGTTGTGCAGCGATACGAGCAGCTTTCTTGTCTGTGTAATCAGAAGCGAAAGCGATTGAATCGTAACGGCTTCCCTCTGGTAAAGCCTTCTGAAGATATTTAGCTTCTAGGTCTTTAGGGCAAAGAGATTCGTTTACTTTAATTTTACCAACAGTTACAGTACGCTGAGTGAAAGTAGTTGAACCACTTGCGTTGAATCCGCAAGAGCCACCCGCTTGGAAGATAGCGTCAGTATCCATAATGTTGATTGTCTCGGCAGATTTTACACCTACCATCACGTTTCCTTGACTTTTAATCAAAGAAGCGGTTTTGCTTCCGAGTACGGAAGAAGTTACCAATAGAGCTTCATTCTCTTTGGTATAATTTGCTAATGCTGAAACATCAAAAGCCATTGTTATTAAATTTTAAGTTTTTAAAAATTTATTTTGCGTAATTAGAAAGAAAACGAGAGATTTTATCGTTTTTAGATTCGAAATGCTTTGTGAATTGCTTAGGTTGTGTAGGAGCAACTGAAGGAGTTTTAGTAAGTTCGATAACTACATCAGTAAGTTCAGAGATAGCCTTAGAGAACTTATCGTTCATTTGAGCAATGTTCTCGCTCATTTTAACTTCAGCCTCTTTCTTGTAACTCTTCAACTCTTCGATTTGTGCTTCCATTTCAGCGACCTTCTTCTTCATTAATTCAACTTCTGATTCGGGTGCTTCGATTTCAACTTCAACTTCTGGTACTTTAATCTCAAGGATTGTGCCTGTCTCATCTAAAACGATAACAGAACCATCAGCAAGAGTATGCTCTCCGACAGGAGCAGGAACTTCGTTCCCAGCTTCATCTAAAAGAGTAACCTTACCGCCAACCTCAAGTTTATCAACCATAACTTTTACACCACTCGCTAAAACATATTCAGCGAAATTGGCTACGGCAACCTCTGGAGTAGCTTGTGCTTCAGCGAACATTGCCTTGATTTTTAATAATGCTTCTTGTGGAGACATAAAGAATTTACCCATAAATAGTAAACACTTATGTAAGTGACCAAATAGAAAAAAAATGGGAGCGTTAGAAAAAAAAGGGGAGCGTAGAAACACCCCCCTTCAAACAAAACTATGAAAACTAACTATGAAACCTCTTTTAGAATATTGATAATGTCTTGCATCATCTTTTCTTCTTTGGTATCGGTTTTGTAATTAAATATCCCTTCAACCGAAAACCCTTGTACTTTGCCATCCTTAATCATTTCCCAAACCTCATCATTCTCCACCTTAAAAGAACCAAACCAAGAGCCATCCTTAACATCTTCAAAACCTTTCATCGGATGAATACCCCTCTTTTCATCTACTATCCAACTCTCGAACATTGTTACCCCATCCATCACTTGACCGGAATCGTGCATCAAATTTACGTTATTTTGGTAACCTTTCTTGAAATATTTTTGAGCAATCTTTTTAATAGTGTCTTTAGTAAAAACAACATAATATTCGCCATTGGAATCATTACGATAAATAGGAGTATCGGCTAACATCAAAGCACCGGAAATAATTCTTTCTTCTTCATCTTGGATTGCAAACTTCTGTCTTTCTATTGACTTTATTTTAGCTTCTGCCCAACTCAAAGCACTTGCTCCACCCCACGCATCGTACATTAATTGCCCACACCCATCTCCGTAACCCTTTGAACTTTGAGCGTTCTCTTTGTGTCTTGAAAGAAAGGAGTACATTCTTTTAATTGTCTCAAAAGATATCGGTTCGCCTTTGGCTAATTGATTGGCTCTTTGCTTTCCAACAGGAGTACCACAAGAACCCCATCCGTTTTCTTCTGCCCATTTTAAAGCTGCCTTTGCGTTGTTACTAACGGAATCTGGATAATCGGAATACGAATCTTGGAAAGCTAAAAATGATTTCTCAATCGCAGGTCTATCTACGAGAGCAACAAAATCAACTTCGACATTAGATTCTAAATCTTCAACTATATCCAACCGGTATATTGGTAATTCTTTTTCCATAACTATAAATAGATTTTAACTTAATCTTGCAGCCCTATTGATTCTTCTGATTCTTTCTTGTGAGTTAGTTACATCACTTTCAACTACATACGCTCTATTTGTTGCTGAACCTAATTGCTGAATAGCTTGTGCATTCAATAAGGTTGAAGCTACTTGTGGAGTCGGAGCAGGAGTAATCGGTGCAGCTACTTGAACATTTGGTGTTGCAGGAGAAGCACCACCACCAACTCCCGGAACTTGTACCGAAGTAATTGCTTTTACTGTTCTTAATCCTGTCGCAATGATTGCACCGACATTCGCTACCTTGGCTATAACATCAAAGGGAGAAGGTAAAGTAGATTTTTGTTTGATAGCTTCCGATGCTCCTTGATAAGTGTTAATTAAAGCAGTTGCGATACCTAAAGCCTTTCCTGCGACTGTATCTCTTCCAACAATAGTAGTTAGATTTTGCACCGCAGCACCCACTTCCATAAGTTGCTGCTTTTTAAATTGACTTTCTGCTTCTGCTATTTGCTTTTTAGCTTCTGCCGCCTTTGCTTCAGCATCTACCTCTGCAAGTAAATTATTAGTTATAGCATCTAATTCATCGAATGAATTTTGAATCTTTAAATCACTTGCTTCTTGCTCTGCTTGAACTTCTGCAAATAGTTTATTTGTTAAAGCATCTACTTCTGCCGCACTTCTTTCATCTGATAATACCTTCCTATCTAAATCATACTTTTGTTGCAGAACTTTTATAGCATCTTGTTTTGCTTGTTCACTTGCTACACTTCTTTCAATCTCTGCCTTATCTCTTTCGAATTGTGTGGCTAATCTTACTTCTTCTCTTACCTTTTCATCTTCTATTTCAGATAAAAAGATTTCATCACTTATTTGTTGTGTCTTTTGGAATAAGTCAGCATCAGCTTGTTCTATCTCTTTATTTCTTGTCTTTCTATCTTCAACAACCTTTTTATTTTCTTCTTGCCTTTTTTTAGTTTCTTCTTCTTGCTGCTTATTTATTCGATTAGTTTCTTGGATATCTAAAACCTCTTTATCGGTTTTTAGTTTCTTAAATTGTGCAACTTCTTCCTCATTAAGTTTACCTGTTGTTTTTAACTTATTACGAAGAACATTTAGTTCGTTTTCGTTTCTTTGTAATCTTAATTTATATATTTCATCTTCTTTCCCACCTAATGCGGTTAGAATAGATATTTGATTATCAATATCTTGGTTTAATTTTTTAGTAGAATCAGCAAGTTTTTTTTGAGCCTTTTCTGCTTCTGTACTTCTGTTAGTCCAATCAATTATTTTGTCTACTAATAATCCAACACCAATAACTAATGCACCGATACCAGAAGCAAGAATTGCCCCTCTTAAAACTTTAAAGGCAGTGCTTGTTGTTGTTACCGCTATACCAAATGCTCTTTGTACCGCAGTTGCAGCAATTGTTGCAATTTGAAAAGCCTTTGTAAATAACGTGCTTTGTTGTATAACCGCAGCTAATCGTTGAAAATCTTTTACCGAATCAGCAACAGTACTTAACCCTTGCGAAAGAGCAAGAGCAGATTGTACTTTTAAAAGGCTCTTTTCTACATTCTCGCTTTCTACACCTAGTAAACCTAACGCACCTTGTACCGCACTAAAACCACCCGCTACCGCACTTAATGCACCAGCAAATACTTGAAACTTTTTACCTGGGTCAAATAGTTGTGCGGTCTCTGCTGCCTCTCCTATTGAATCTTTTAAAGTTGCAACTTTTTTAGCTGCTTGTACTGCCTCATTAGAATACTCTCCAAAGTTTTTTTGAGCGGATAATAACTCGAAATTAGCTTCTTTAAGAAGCTGCTTCATTTCCCCTAATGATTTAACGACCTTTTCTTGTCCGTTAATTACTATCTTAAAACCTACTAATTCTTCTGCCATTATGCGTATGTTAATTCAATTACTCGTAAAAATTCACATTTAGTGCTTTCGGGGTTCGTAGGGTTGTAGTCAATAACTTTATTCAATCTCCATAAAGCACCATCTATATATATCAGTTTTGAGAAATCTAAACCATACATATCGGTTATCTTTAAATAGAGATTGCAAGTTAAAAGTTTGGAATCTTTGTTTGTTATTTCCGCAACGTAATCACTCCAGAATCCGTTAAACAAATTAGCTGAAGGGTAATTTACAGATAAGGTAAAATACAATTGATTAGGTACACCGAAGTTAATATCAGAAGTTGCGGTATCCGGGTCATCTAAATGTCCTGCATAACCATAGCTTGTTAAACCTGCACCTATGTTTTGGTTGCCATCTTTAATGAACCAAGTTGTTACATCATTAACTTTACGAATTTGCATTATCCGAATGTTATGGTCTATTGTATCTTCGGATTGAGAATTTTGAGTATTAGAAAGTTTAAATATAGTTGGAAATACTTTATCCTCTCCAGAATAACCAACCAAAGGAGTAGCTGAAAATACTATTTCTAATGTTTGTTTATCGTTTGCAAAATCATATCCTGTATCTTCGATATGGTCTGCATATCCTTCGGAATATCTTTTTGAATATATTTCGTTGTAATAATCAGCGTCGCTTTTATATTTAAACTCAAAGTATCTTCCATTAAGTTCAGACATTGGCTTTAACTTATATGGTTTACTTCTATCTACTTTTGCAGTCCAATCTAAATGCGAAGCACTATAATCATCTAATAAAAGTAAATCAACATTATCAACTAACAATTCTTCTTCAAGGTCATTTACTTGTAAGAAGTTAGCCGTTGTTGTATAGTAATCTATAAAAGGAATAATCTTTAAATGCTTATCTCTGGTTGTATCTTCAACAACATATAGATTAAACATTTTAACTATCGAAGCAAAAAAGTCCTTTTGAAATACACCCTTTGGTATAGATTGATTTACTTCAAGCATATCATTTAAAACAAAATCAACAGGCACCAATCCCGGTGTTTTTATTCTTATTAACCCTTGCCCTGTTTGTACCGATAATTCAAAATCACTCGCAATATCTTGTCTGAATCTAAAACTTAATACATCGTTTGTATTTAATGTAATGTTATTAGTTACTTTTAATTCAAAAAGAACAGGAGTTGGAGAAGTTGAACTTTCCCAACTATGTGTGCCAACTATTGTTCCGTTTACTAAAACATCAAAGTTGAAAGGAATGGAACTATTCTTTTGCCAGAATAATCTTATATCCGTTTCGTATTGTCCGGTAAAACTTGTTCCTGTATAAGTAAATTGTGTAAACGTTCCGTTTGGTGTATAGTTCTGTGTTAATTCAGAAATAGGTAATGGAAATAACTTTGAAGTACCATCGGCTTCAGTAAATGTATAGCTTGAGTTTCTACGTTGGAAGTTATAGTTCCTTAACCTTGAAAATGACTTTTGGTTATTAGGTATTACTAACCTTTTAAAAAGATTTGAATTAAAGAAATCTCCTTCCCAAGTATAACCCGAATTAGTGATTATCTTATCTAAATATTCCCTAACAAATAATGCAGGTCTGAAGGCTTTATATATCCAACTTCGTTTCGGATGGTTATTATCTGGATGCGATACTTGTCCGTAGTCAATAAGAGGATAATAATATCCCATTCCAGATGCGGTAGTACCAGAAGCCTGTTGCCAAGAATTAACTATGTTATTATATGTCCATTGGTGGTCATAAGAACTAAAATCTAAATCCTCTAACTTTTTATTATTTAAAGCAGTAATGAAACCACCTAATTCTCCGAAAACTGCACACTCGTATTCTATTGTTCCCCTATCAATAGTTATTTCTAATAGCCTTAAAATGCCTTTAAATACTTGTATCTTATCTACATAAATAACACAACTTGCTGCTTTTGCTGCGTTAAAGTTGTAACCCACGTTATCTGCTGAAGGGTTATAGAAGTTGCTTGAGGTAAACTCAAAAGTATGTCCGAATATTTTGTTGTTGATTGCATTACCGGGTAGGATTATAGTTTTGGAAAAGTTAGTATTACGAGAAGCAAAATCTTGTATATCATCAATAGCATAAGTGTATTCTGATGATAAATCTTTGCTTAAATCTAACCTTGTATTTTCAATGTAGATTTCAGTTATCATCTGAATTGTGAGTTTATGTTATTGCCGATTTCAATATCAAGTTCTAAATTGTAGGTCTTATCTGCGTAACGCTTTTTCTCTGTCCAACTATTTGTTCCAATCTTAATAGGAATAAAATTATTACCTCTTTCAAGATATACTTCTGGAGATACAATTAATTGTTTAACCCACAAATAATCAATATAACTTAACCAATTGGAAATCAACTTATAGGTTAATCTTTGCCTTGTAGCAAACTGTGTACTTCCACCATATAAAACTCCATAAGCATTTGCCCTACTCATTGATGCATCATACACTCCATCGTTGTAGCCGTATTCAAAACCTTCAAACAAACTCTTTTCTACATTTCTTGTTTGTCTATTAACTGCGGTAAAATCCATCGTATCATAACCACCAAGAGCATTTAAGAAATGTAAAGTAACTACATCGTTCTGTGTACAATCTAAATACACTCTTGCGGTGTCTCTTAAATTTCCTGCAATCTTTATTTTAACATCATAATAAACAGTAGTGGAAGTAATTATTGATGAAGCAATATAATCGTTAATTGCTCGTGGCGAAATGTCTAACAAAGCAAAGTCCTTAAAACTTACCCCTGCTCCTGTGTAGTTTGTTGTTGTAGTTCCGTTCCATACAGAAACATCAATAGAGTGTGTTTTAGTAGTATTCTCCGCATCCGATAAAAAGGAAAGGAATAAATATCCTGTCTGTAATCTTTCTTTGTTAAAGTAGATATTGGCATAGTCACGATTTGATAAATAAATTCCTTGGTATTGTGTTTCGTATTCTAACGGAGTAAGATACATCGGACTTGTCGGAGTGTAAAGATAATCTTGAACGTAGTTATAGGCTCTCTTTGTGCTTGTAGCTAAATTTGTGTATGTAGTTCCATCGTACTCTTCTCCGAATTTAATTTCAAAATCTACATAAATATCTGAACCTGTATAAGAGAAAGCCGAAGGGGTTACGATGTCTGGTTTAAAATATGATGCCCAATAGTTTCTTATTATTGAAGAAACATTGAAAATACCTTTTGTTGATACAGGTTGTGGATATGATTTTAATCTTGCCACGAGATTGCCACCTACGTAAACATCACAAACATATTTAAAGTTTGTTTGCAAGTTATTATTTGAACCTACCACATACCACAAAGGAGCGTGTAGGCTTGAATAATTATCCGGTGAACTATTGATTACTATTGCCATAAGATACTAATAATTGAATGTCTCTGCCTATTGCTTTTCCTAATTGATTTGTAAACTCTTTACCAAAACTTTGTTCGTAAGCTTTATCAAAGAATCCTGTTGTCTTTAATCCTTTTCGTTTTATACTTATCGCAGTTGCATAAGCAAGTGATTTCTTGCTTTGTTCTGCATCTACCATTTTAAGTAACTTCTTTCTTTTCTTTTGTAAGCCAGAAAGATTTGTAGTTTGTGTTTCTGCTCTTCCTAATGAAGCGTTTCTTCGATACCAACCTAATATTGCTTTGTGAAATACTCCACCCCATTTAGGATATTCGCTTTTGTATTTGTATGGAGAGTTAGGTGCTTTTGTTTGTTCTTTAAAACCTTGAACCCCTTTGTTCACAAAGTCATAATACTTTGCAGCCTTTGAGCCTTTTGGATAACCAACACTAATTTGATACCCACTTGCCGTTTTTATTAAATCGCTTTGTGCTATATCATTAAATAAATCGCCTGTGTCTATCTTGTTCGCTTTTGTTAGATTGTCTTGAACATTCAAAATGAAGTTAGCAGCACTTAAAACAATTAATTGTTCAGCAGCGGGTAAATTATTTACCTCTTCGTAGAGTTGTTTGTTTCTTGTTTCTAACCCTGCGAACACTTGGTCTAATATCTGTTTGCTACTTTTTGGCATACGCTTGTTTTAGCTGCTCTGCTTCGTATTCGCTTTTCGATTTAAGATATGCCAAGTTATTAAGGAATTGGAGCGTAGGTAACTCATAAGCCTCTTCAAGCGTGATTCTTTCGAATGCAGCAACCAATTCGGTTTGGTATATCCATCCATAATACTGCATAAAGACTGATGAACCGCTTCGGCTTGATATCTCGTTAGCTTGTTCTCCATCATCTCCCGAATCAAATAATCCTTCGAACTCTTTATCCAATTTCTGTATACTTGATAAAAAAAAACCACGCTTCCGAGGACTTGCGTTATTGGTGCTTCTAAAATGTCTTGTGAGTATTGTTCGTGTTTACTTGCATCGTACTTATCTACTTTCCAACCGAATAAGGTTTTCTTCATCGGCATAACCATACAAGCAGCTATTCTGTGAAGGTTTGCGTTTACATCTTTACCGAAGTGTTTAGTTTCTATGTAACGAGCCGCAGGAATCTTGCGTACATCGTAAATACACTTGTAACGCTTTCCTTTGAGTTTTATGAACCTTTCTGGTTGTGGCTTGAGTTCTTCGTGGATAAAAGAAATAGCCTTTAAAAGCGGGTTTAAATCGCTTATAGGTAAAGAATCTATTTCGTGTTCCGTTAAGCCGGTACAAATAGAAGCAGCACTTATTGCCAAATCTAAATCAGTAACTTCTTTACTTTTTAGGAAAAGGTCATTGAGTTGCTGCCATTGAAATACGTTAAGGTCTTTCCAATTCATACCCTTAAATAGAAAAACCCTTTAGTTTGTTCAAAGAAAAGAATACTTCCCTTGTCCTGTATTTCGTGAGTAGTGTTGCCAAGCAAGAGCCAGAGACATTACGCAGTCATCGTGAAATCCTTGCGGTGCTGAATAGCGAACCCCGGTAGCGGTGTATTGGTATTCAAAGATTTCCAACTCTTCAGTTATGTGTCCTTGTGGGAAGGTTATTTTTCTTTGTTGGATAGCCGAAGCGAGACCTTCCATTAATTGTTGCTTTGAAGTTGATGTAAACCTAAACCCACTAACCGGTAAGCCATCCCTTTGCAAGTCCTCGAAGATTGGGTCTCCCGCACCTGTCGAATCTATTAGCATCGGTATTTTAGGTAAATTATTTATTACTTGTTTGGTTTGTCTCCAATCCTTTTGAAACCTATCAAAGTAACAAACAGAGCCATTTTTATCCAAGCCTATGATTACGGTAAAGTCAACCGACTTCGCCAAATCAATTCCAAACGCAATAGGAGCCTCGTGGCTGACCTCAAACGTGCATTGCTTGATGTAACTACTCCCGAAAGGATTAGCCGCATTTTCAGCCGGATTAGCCATATACTCCTGTTCAAAGACAACTTCGGGGAGTTGAAGTCTTGCATCATCAATCTCCGTTTTGTCGATGTGTGGGTTATCGTAGGTTGTAAACTTAAACGATTGCCAATCGGGTTCGCCAGATTTCAAGAACAAAGAGTAAAAGAAGTTCTTGCCTTTCGGTGTTGAGATAAATAAGGCTCTTCCTTTGTAGTCGGTTAAAGTAGGTCGGATTGAGTTGAGCCATCCGTTTTCAAGGTCTGGAATAAACGAGGCTTCATCTATTACCCCAAAGTGAAACTTCCTACCCCGGAGATTGTCTAATCGTTCCCCTGTAAAGAAATAAACCGCTCCCCCATTTGGGAACTTAATTGATAGTTCAGATTTATTAGATTCAAAGGGAACGGCTTTACTTAATTGGTCAAAGAATACACGAGCCAGATTGTAGGTAGGAGTAACATAGAAAACCTGTTTGCCTTGTAAAGCATTGACTATTATTTCTATTTGGCTCAACTCACTTTTTCCAAACCTTCGCCCCGCAAGTACAACCCTAAACCTTGATTGAGAATCAATGATAGCTTGTTGGTTAATATGTGGAGTAGGTAACTCAATCCTCATAGAATGGTTTTCCCATTTACAAATACTACTTCTATTCTTGAATCAGAACTTACTTGTTGCGTTTCTTTTGGTTTTCCATAAACCCTTGTAAGTAAGGTTTCTACCGAATACAAAGAGCCTTTCTCTAAACTCTTACGCATAGCATTGGCTATTGTCTTTTCAAGTATTGTAGCCTTTGGATTATCCCAAACCTCTTTTAAATCATCCAAATCCATCTGAAGCATTACTTGTATTGTGTCATTAATTTCGCTCAACTTGTACCCTTGTTCCCTTAAAAGGGTAACATACTTCTTCGGTCTGCCGTTTGGGTTTCTTATTTCCCCTTTTTTTGCCGGTATTAAGTTATGTTCGTTTGCCATTCTCTTTATTCCTTCTTATTTATTTTAATTCAAAAGATACTGTTATTCTATTTCCACTTCCCATATCTCCAACACCACGATTTAATGCTCCTTTTTGTGGTTGTTTTCTTCCATAATGCTTACAAATCCAATAAGTTGATTTTTTTAGTGCATTAATTAAACTTGGTGCTGAAGTAACAATAGTAAATCTATATTTATTTTTTTTATAGTATTTACCTACTTCATTTAAGAACTTAATACCAAAACCAGCACCTTGATAATCTGGTAAAATAACCAACCTATGAACTTTTCTAAAGTTTTTTACTAAAGGGTGAGGAAAAGATAAAACACTTAAAAATCCTGCTATTTGATTATTTATTGTAGCTACGAATACACTTGCAGCGTTATTATGACTATGACTTAAATAGTGGTGTTTAGCAAACATTTTCCAGATTGTTTTATCACTTGTATTGAATATCTCAAATTTAATAGCTGGTCTATTTTTTTTTTGCCCTTCGCAAGTACGAAAGGTCATTGTATCAGTATCAAATACCCAATCCGGTAAAAGCCAATCTTCTATATCAAAATGGCAACTTACTGCAATAAATTG